GAGCTGGAAGATTAGGGAAAAAACATAAGATTGTTATGAAATTAATTAAAGACTTTAATTTAGAAGAACAGATAATAAATATAAACAAAGATAAAAAGTATTTTGTTAATGAAAAATTAATGAATGAGAAAGATTTATTATTATATTATAATTCTAAATTTAAAAGTTTAAATAAATTATGGAGTTATGCAATCAATAAAAAAGTAAATGTAGATACAAAAATTATGAATATACATAATTATTTTTCATTATTCTTATCAACGAATGAAGTAGAATTATTGAAAATATCTTTAGGATATATAACTGAAATATATGATGTAAATGCATATAGTGTATTATTATCATTAAGAGCTGATTTTGATATACAAAATGATGATTTTTTTGTTTTAAAAGAAGGTATAAGTATCTTACCAGAAGTTTTATATAAATATATTATAGATAAAAAAATACAGGTAAACTTTAATTCTACACTAAATGATATCAATGATATTGATAAATATATAGTAATTAATGATATTATGTATAATTATCAAAAATTATATGTAACTATAACGAGAAATGATTATATTAAGATACCTTATTTTAATAATTATAATACTTTATTGAATAGTGTTGGAGACTGTAATTTATTAAGAATATATGCACAATATAAAGATGTATGGTTTAAAGATTTGCCTAAAATTGTAACACAAAATAAATTACAATTTATAATACCTATAAATTATGAGAATGGTTTAATACAAATAAGTTATAGTGATAGTTATAATTCAAATTTTTGGAATAATTTGAAAAATGAAAAAGAAGTTAAAAAACATCTTAAACGAATGTTGAATGAAATGTTTCCTGAAAAAAATATTAAAGATCCCGAATGGATTACAATGCATTATTGGAAGTCTGGTTCTCATTTTTGGAAAGTGGGGATAGATCCTGAAAAAACCCAAAAAGAATTAGTTAAAATATTTTCTAAAAAAAATATATATATATTGGGTGAAACTTATTGTAATCGTCAAGCGTGGATTGATGGTGCTTTAGAAACTGTTGATATATATTTAAAAAAAATGAAATAAATTATTATATTAAACAGAATAAATATGTACTATATTTTTAAAAAAATGATAATTTATTTCATATGAAAATAACGCAATGGCTTTTTTTGATATAATCAATGATAGTTTTGAAAACTTTCAAAATGATAATAAATGTCATGATTCATTTGATTTATTTAATATGGAATCTGAAATCATAAGGATTTATAAAAAATGTAAATATAATTTTGAAAAACTTATTTCAAATATATTTTTAGTATATATATTAAATAATCCTGAGTTTAATACTAAATATTTAGAAGATTTAAATATTTTAGAAAAAAATATTATAATAGCATATATCAAAACAAATAATATGAAATATTATAATGATATAATTAAAATTCAGGTATATAATATTAATGATTAAAAAATATGATTACATTTATTAAATATAGAATTATGGCTGGAAAGAATATACCTATGGATATATTATCAATGGTAATTTATACTTGGATAACATGTTTGATTATATTAATATCAAAACCTATATATTATATATTGAACTATATAATCGACTTTACGTATATTTTTCAAAGTTTAAGAAATTATACAATCGGATATGATTCTGTTGTAATAGTATGGGCTTATTATTTAGGAGATTATTTTCCATTTATGTATTGGTTTCATATTATATATGATTGTATAATTACATCCACAGTTGGAATTAATATATGCTCGTCTTTATTCCAATATATATCTATTGGAATAATACTTCTTTTTTTGATATGGGTAGCATTAAAAGATATACCAATACTCGGTCTTTTAGTATCGGGTCAACCTTTTAAAACACTTAAAGGAGTTTTTGGAATATTATTGGAAAAAATTTCAAAAAAAAGATTAGCAAAGTTCAAAAACTTCATGGAAAAATACATACTTTCATTGTTTAGTGTCTTGAGAATTGAAAAGTCTAAACCAGTAAGTTTTGAAAACTTTGGAACAGAAGAAATAAGTGAAATACCTTTAATTGATAATGATTATGAAGAAGAATTAGAAGATGAATATAAATTAAAAATTGAAAATAAATATTATATTAATGCGTATAAATATAATAAACATAGTGAGATGGCTAAAATATATAGAACTATGACGATATTTACTCCTGACAATCAAGGTATTAATACTGGATTTGAAACATTATCTATATCAACAGAAACAGAAATGAATAAGTTTAAAATAAAATAATACATATATTAAGTAAGAAAATATTTAAATGTATGAAATATTAAAATATTTTGAATATCAGTTCATAGATGTATATAAGACTAAAATTAATTATTATGAAATATTTTTCAATATGTTTTTTATGATAATTATTATAATTTTATTAATAGTATTTTATTGGGATAATATATATAAGAAAGCAAAAAATAAGTCTAAATGTAATGATATATTAACAATAATTGAAGATAATGGGTTATCATCAAAACCATATGTTTATTCAATAATAATAATTGATAATGATATTATTAATTCAAATAATAATAATTTTTTATTAAAAATTACTTATGACTTTATAAATATGAAGACAAATATAGAATATGGTACTGATGATGGTAAAAAAAAAAACGTATTATTATCTAAAATTATAAAAAATACAGATAGTGAAACAGTATATGTAGCTGCTAAAAAAGCATATGTAGATGCTAAAAAAGCATATGAAGCAAAAAACTCTACTACAATAGAAGATATTTCATTTTATAATATAGCAATAAATACATATGAATCAGCAAGAAAAGTTTATGACAAAGAATCAGATGAAAAAAAATCAATATATAGATATAATTATTTTGATTTGAGAAAGATGAATACTAATTATATTGAAGGGATAGATATGAAAATTATAAATTCTCACAAATATAAATATTTAGCAGTATATGAGAATAATAATAAAAGAAAGAAGAACTTTACATCAGACCAATTATTACTTTTTACGAAAGGTTATTCTGATAATTTAAATTATAATACAGAAATAATTTATGATATAAAGTTTGCTAAAGATAATAAAAAAAAATTAACGATATAATTAATAATTATAATATTCATTCTAATTAAATGACTGAATCAAAAGATTATTTTGATAAAATAATAAAAGATGTAGATAATAACTCAATATATTTTTTTTATAATTTATCATTAATATTTAAAAACCCCATATCATATTATCAGTTATTTATAAATATATTATTTATATTTATTGTTATTATGATAACATATGTATTATATCTCGATATAATTTACAAAGTTTCTGATAATATTCCAAGATGTAAAGAAATTAAAAAAATTGTAAAGATAAATTATGAAATAGATAAACCTTATGTTTATAGAATATATATAGTAGATAAATCATTTTCAACGACAATTTTAGACAATTATAGTATATGTTTAGAATACGACTTTATAAATGAAAAAACAGATATTATTTTTGGAAATAAAATACATATCAATAGTATAACAATATCTGATGATTCATCAGTTGATATAAATAATCCTTTAAATATTAGTAAAAAAATAAAAGCTTTTTCATATTTTGATTTAAAAAACTTAGATCATAAATATATCGAATATATTGATTATGATAATGTTACAGACACAAAATTAAAAAGTTATTATATAAATAAAAATATAATTTTACGAAAAAGTTATTCATTTATAGTTACTGATGGAGATAATAAGTATTTAAATAATAAAGAAGCAAATCAACTCAAGAAATTTGTAAAAGAATATGGTTATGATAATAAAATACCACCTACAGCAGTATATAATATAATATATGCAATAGAACATCATAAAAACACTGATATAATTTAAATAAATACTTCTTTAAGAAGTTTATGAAGTTCTTCTACTTTTTCTGTATTTTTAATTTTTGGATAACTAATATTAAAAACTATATACATATTACCTTTATTTGAAGTATTTAATATAGGCATACCTTTACCTTCGATTAAATAATTTTTACCATTAGACAATACTCCAAATATAACAGTATTTATTTTTATTGATTCTTTAAAATATGGAATTGTTATATTTTCTCCAATAATAGAGTTTATAAAAGATATATCATACTTATAATAAAGGTCATTACCTTTTCTATTAAAATCTTTATGTTCTGCTATCTCAATAGTTATAATTAAATCACCAGGTATAGTATTTTTTGTTTTTGGTTGCTCTCCTAATTCAGGAAATGCTGTTCTATATGATTCATCAACACCTTTTGGAATAATTAATGTTGCTTTCTTTTCTTTATTAAAAACACCCTCGCCTTTACAGACAGTGCATCCTGATTTGCCTTTAATAATTGAACCTTGACCTTCACATTTATTACATGGTGATTGGAATACAGTCTGCATTATTCCCATATTCCTTATTTGATGAATAATACCTTTACCTCCACAATCAGGACAACTTGTATGACATTCACAACAATATTTTTTTAATATTATTGTTAAATCTTTTTTAACACCATTATATATATCATCTAATGTTAATGAAAAAACACGATGAAATGACGGAGCTTTATTTTGTTTTTTATTTTGACCTCCAAAACTAAACATTTCTTCTTCAAAATGATTTCCAAATCCTCTTCCACCTCCTCCGAAGAATGCTTCAAAAATATCATGTGGGTTTCTCGAACCTCCTGCATTATTATCACTTCCGTTATTATAATTTTTATCACCACACATATCATATTTTTGCTTTTCTTCTTCGTTATTTAAAATATTATATGCATTTGAAATTTCTTTAAACTTATTTTCAGCTTCAATATTACCTTTATTTTTATCAGGATGATAAGTAAATGCTAATTTTTTATATGCCTTTTTTATAGTTTCAATTGAATCGTTTTTTTCAACACCCAGAATTGAATATAATTTATAATTATCTCCCATATTATTAAAAAATAGACATTAAATGTTTATATAATATTTAATATCAAAAATGAGTACATAATCTTTTATTCCAATAAAATATATAAAAATGTTAAAACTTTTTCTAAATAATTAATTATGTACTCAAAATATATTCTCTTATAATCTATAAATAACAATGTAATTACTTTGTATAATATGCTACTTAAGGAAACGAGTACATAATCTTTTTTATTTCTTAAATTTATTAAAACTTTCAAATCTTTTGTAAAAAATAAATTATGTACTCAAAAAATATTCTCTTATAACTTATTAAAAAATAAATTGTTATCGCTTTGTATATTATGCTACTTAAGGAAACGAGTACATAATCTTTTTTATTTCTTAAATTTATTAAAACTTTTAAATCTTTTGTAAAAAATAAATTATGTACTCAAAATATATTCTCTTATAATATTTTAAATAAATAGTAATCAGTAGTATATTATGCTACTTAAGGAAAATGAGTACATAATCTTTTTATTTTCTTAAAATTCTTAAAACTTATAAAACTTTTCAATATAATTAATTATGTACTCAAAATATATTCTCTTATAATGTATAAAAAACAACGTAATTATTTAGTATATTATGCTACTTAAGGAAAATGAGTACATAATCTTTTTATTTTCCTAAATTTCTTAAAACTTCTAAAACTTTTCAATATAATTAATTATGTACTCAAAATATATTCGCTTATAACTTATAAAATAAATAGTAATCAGTTAGTATATTATGCTACTTAAGGAAAATGAGTACATAATCTTTTTATTTTCTTAAAATTCTTAAAACTTATAAAACTTTTCTAAATAATTAATTATGTACTCAAAATATATTCGCTTATAACTTATAAAATAAATAGTAATCAGTTAGTATATTATGCTACTTAAGGAAAATGAGTACATAATCTTTTTATTTTCTTAAAATTCTTAAAACTTATAAAACTTTTCTAAATAATTAATTATGTACTCAAAATATATTCGCTTATAACTTATAAAATAAATAGTAATCAGTTAGTATATTATGCTACTTAAGGAAAATGAGTACATAATCTTTTTATTTTCTTAAAATTCTTAAAACTTATAAAACTTTTCAATATAATTAATTATGTACTCAAAATATATTCTCTTATAATATTTTAAATAAATAGTAATCACTTTGTATATTCTGCTACTTAAGGAAACGAGTACATAATCCTTTTATTTCATTAATATTCTTAAAACTTATAAAACTTTTCAATATAATTAATTATGTACTCAAAATATATTCTCTTATAATATTTTAAATAAATAGTAATCACTTTGTATATTCTGCTACTTAAGGAAACGAGTACATAATCCTTTTATTTCATTAATATTCTTAAAACTTATAAAACTTTTCAATATAATTAATTATGTACTCAAAATATATTCTCTTATAATATTTTAAATAAATAGTAATCACTTTGTATATTCTGCTACTTAAGGAAACGAGTACATAATCCTTTTATTTCATTAATATTCTTAAAACTTATAAATCTTTTCTAAATATTTAATTATGTACTCAAAATATATTCTATATAACTTATTTAAAATACATTGTGATTCTATTATATTATTGCTACTTAATGAAATATGAGTACATAATCTTTTATTTTTATTAAAATTCTTAAAACTTTTTAAAGTTTTCTAAATAATTAATTATGTACTCATTTTATGTTCTCTTATAACTTATAAAAATAAAATATTCTTTATAAATAACTTAGTATATTATACTACTTAAGGAAACGAGTACATAATCTTTTTTATTTCTTAAATTTATTAAAACTTATAAAACTTTTCAATATAATTAATTATGTACTCAAAATATATTCACTTATAACTTATTTAAAAAAACAATGT